TTAGAAGTTGCTGTCAAGCTCAATATGACGGGCCGCGTGCAACAGCTTGAAGCGCGGATGGGCGCCGCAGCCCTTGCACGGAGGAAATTTTTTCCCGTAGACGCAGGTGACATCGTGTTGTTGCACGTGATTGCCGTCGTGGACCACGCGGTAGATCCCCGAATGCGGAACAACGTCGCCCGGTTTGAAAATATCGCCGATTGCTGCCATTTTGGTTGTTTCCCTAATTACCAGAAGATGTAGGCTCGGAACCCGCGTCGACGAGTCCCGAGGTAGTTGGCGGGAGGGCCAACCCTTCCCGCAGCCTGCTGCTATTGCCGTCGCGATCAGCGCTTCCGACGCACTTTCATCGGCCACGCTGCCTTGCCATACTTCCTGGCGTCCAGCAGCGCACCCGACTTCGTGCGACGAAAGCGACGAAACACGATGACGTAGTCGTCGTCCTTGCTCGTCATTTCCCACCTCTTGAGGCGGAACCAGGATCACGAACTTGTGCTTGCAGGCCGTGTGTTTTTTTTCTACACTTCGGCTCGCAGGTCGCACTGCACAAGAGCGGTCCGACTGGTTGTTCCGGAACGCTTTTACGGTTTTAATTTTTGATATTTAGATGGTCCCACTCCGGGGCCATTTTTTTTGCGCCTTCCACTGGATCTCAGCAACCTTCAACGACACGCAGAAGTGGGCTGCGATGGCTTCAGGAGTGGCGAACTGGCCGCAACAGCGGATGTCGACCAGAAATTCGCGCGCAAAGACGTTCGCCTGCCATTCGCTGTCGAGGTAGGGCTTCGTGTCCTGCGTCGAGCGACGGGGGAACGAGAGTCCTTCCCCTTTGTGCAGGATGTAGTGCCCGAGCTCGTGAGCGGCGGTGAAGCGGTGCCGCCCCATGCCACTGAGGGCTCCGGCATACACATCGCTGCGCAGGGCGATCAAGTTGTCACGATGGACCGTCATCCCTTCTGCGTGGATTTTGAACCGTTGCAACATCTCGTCGGGTTCAAGGATTTCGAACGAATACGTGTCGGTCTCATCTATCAGGGGCAGCACACCTTCCAGCACATGCAGGATCGGAACCTGATGCCCTTTCAATTGCAGCGCGTCGAGCAAGCGATGCGCTGTCCCTTGAATCGATTCAATACTACGCGGACGCACAAGAAACCCTCGTTCCATAAGACCTCCTAGTCTTTCATGAGGATCTTGAGCAGGTGTTTCCGTTGATCGTCGTCGAGGGAATCCAGCTTCCGCGCGAAGGCCGCAACCAACGTCTGCTCTTCTTCGTTCTTCGGTGCGATGCGGTACGTATTCACGCTCAGTTCTGCGAGATCGCGAAGACGCTTTGCTGCACCCCCTGTCAGTTCGTAGGCCTGTACGATATCGTCCACCAGACCTGCCGGAACGGGCTTGCGGCCCGTTTCCACTGCGGACAAAAACGACGGCGACTTCTTCACTTTTACGCTCATGTCGAGCATGGTTTCCGCATGCTCGATCCTCAACTTGCGAACTTCTTTACCGAATTCGGTCAGTGCACTCATTGCTTCCTCTCCGGTTGGTCTATTGGTGTCGGGCCGTCACGTCTTCCGCGCGACTGACCGGCTCTACATCCGCGCTGAACTTTTACAGCACCCAACAGGTAAAATAAATCTTCCCCGCTGAATTATCCTAGAACATCGTAGGATGAATTGCAACCCCTCATCGGTTGTGCGGGGCAGCATGTGATGCAGCCCTTTTAATGGGCTGTAATCTGTCGGTCGAGGGATGGCATGGGATGGGGGCCTTCGCAGCTGCTCAAGGACATTGCTACGTTTCCAATGCGAGCCTCGGCCTTACTAGGTAAGGCGGGAAGCGCAGTGCATTTCGCCATTTTGGAAACGCGAAAACTCGCTAAGTACCCTTAATAGTTGACGATTTCAAGTGCTTTGTAATCAACCGCGGCGAAGCTCCGTGTAAGCGGGACGGGGCGGCGCAGTGCGGGGGTGGATTGGTCGGACACGTCGCCGAGGAAGACGCTGCCTGCGCAGTACAGTGAAATTACAGTTCGGGCGTACTTGGATGGCCGGGATTGTCCTTGATTAGCCTTGGATTTGCGGATTGCGAGTCGCGTAAGGCATTGATTTTAAAAGAGGTCCGGCGCGTAGAGAAAACTCCGAAGGCAGGGGTTGCTGGTTCGATCCCAGCCGGGCGCGCCAAGTCTTTGTTTTCTTGGGCTTTCTCAGCCGCATCAGCCGGCTTCGAGGTCAAGCTCACCACGGCGGTAGCGCCAAGCACCACGGTCGCCGCTACGCCCGCCGCTCGCAGATTTCCTAAAGCACGAATCCATACTGACGCCCGATCGGCTTCGAGCGTCGTTTCGATCGCCGCGAGCGTTTCGAATACCGGCAGCCCCGCCAGCTCTGCAAGCTGGACGATGTGCGTCGCATCAGGCTTGTACTTGCCCTTCCGCCATTCCGACAGCTTCGACGGCGCGACCCCGAGCTTTTCCGCGACCGCGGACAGGCTCCCTTGAGCTCGTTTGGCGGCGTCGAGCAGTTCTGCAATCGTCATAACATTTCCCTTGACCGACTTAGCATTTTCCTAGATACTTCCTCTGAAGTTAGGAAATTGCTAATAAATTGGCTTATTCCTAAGACTGAAGTCTAGCAGGGTATCGATATGGGTTAAATCGGTCCCTATTTATCGCTGGCGGGGGCGGCGGAACTGCTTGGGGTTGTAGATCGCTCGCTTGAGCGGATCGAGTTCTTTGTGCCTACGTAGTTGTACGCGTCGGCGATTCGATCGAAAGGCAACGAAGACCGCAGCAAGTGCAATAGCGATTAAGAGTCGAGCTTCGATCGTCAGCGCTGCCCACATCAGCGTAATGCGATTGAGCACGTCGTAAGTGAGTGGTTCAGAGTTCATTTTGGCCCGATGTTGTTGTAATCGTACGCGGCGATTTTTACCACATCGAGCCATGAAATTTCACCCCCCTGCGCTGCGCATTTTTTTCATCCTCGGATAGCGCGGCGCTTTATGGACGGCTGACTTAGCGTCCATTTTTTTGATTCGCGCGTCCGTCGCGCATACGTTGGGGCCACATGGCTCCATTTACATCAAATAGTAATCCTAATAAAGGAACGAAGATGGCAAAGCAAAAATTGACGATTCTGCAAGTGATCGCGCGTAGCGGCATCTCGAAGCGCACGAATCAGCCGTGGGAAATCCACACGGCGCAATGCGTGTTGGAACAGGAGAGTAGTGACGGCAAGCAAATCCTCGTTGGAACGATCAACCTGCCGAACGCAATGAAAGATTCTGCGCCCGGCGACTACCTTGCGGAGTTCGCGCTTCAACAGTCGATGGAGGGCAAGTTGGAACCGCGCATCGTCTCGCTCGTTCCGTTCGGCCGACCGGCCGCGAAGCCGGCCGCGAACGCTACCGCATAACCCGTCATGGGCTATCGGTCGTTCGAAGCTGGCCCACTAGAGCGGCCGTCTACATCCGGGCTAGAACTTGAGAGAGAAAGAAAATGAAGAAACTGTTTGCAGCAGCACTGAGCCTTGCGAGCGCGGGCGCGTTCGCGGCGGACGCGGGTACGCCGACGATGGATGTCACGTCGGTCGTCGCGTCGATCAACGGCGTCGGCCCGAACATCGTTCTCGTCGGCGGTGCTGTGCTCGCCGTCGCAGCGGTGACGTTCGGCTATCGCACGGTGCGAAGCTTCATCGGCCGCTGATAGCGCAACACGACAAGCCCCCGGTATGCCTCGGCGCGCCGGGGGCTTTTTCATGGAACGGATCGAATGAAACGCTTGCTGTGTGTTGCGTTGGTTGGCGTTGTGTTCGGGGTACGCGCGGCGCCGGGAATTGATGTGGTGACGTGCGGCCCTGCTCCCGCTTCGCTTGCCGCTGGCGCTCAAGTGCCGTGCACGTTGCCGGACGGTTCGGCCGGTGTGCAGCAAGTCGTGCACCTGACGCTTGTCAACGATGGGGCAACGGGCGATGCGCCGATTTCCGGGGGCATCGAGGCAGGTATGGCCGTTGGTAGCGCGGTGTTTCTGGTGTTGGCGATCGCCTTCGGCATGCGTGCGTTGCGGCGGTTCGTGGATTCCGCGTCGGAGAGCTGACCATGCTTTGGTTCTGCATTGAGTTCGCGGTGGTCGTCGTGACGATCTATACCGCCGCGTTGATTGTCATGTCGTGAGGTGAATGTGCGTAGAAGAATCATAGGTGTGTGGATCGCGCTGTTTGCCGTGTTCGCGATGATGTGCAATCAGCAAGCGCATGCACAGGCCCTGCTCGCGCCCGTGGAGAACTTTGTTATTAATCGCGCCGAGGCGGCGATTCTCACGCGCATCGCGATTCAGCGCGGCTTTGCGGCGAACGATCCACGCATTGCGGCGACGCTGGCGGGTATGGGTAAGGCGTCAACCGCGCTTAATGTCGTCAGCACAGGGGCAGGCGTTGCACTCGCATTCGCGGGCGCTCCGGTTTGGGCGACCTTGTTGGCGGGCGCGGGCATTATTGCCCTAGGTACTGCTTTGCAGATTGGTTTAGCAAAATTGCAGTGGAACGACACGTCGGTTTCTATCGATGTCGATGCGGTGCCGGCTAGTGCCGGCGATCACTATGAGGCTGTATCGCCTCCGGCGGCCGGCGTCGATCCCGCATATCGGAAATTGTTGGCGCCTGAACTATGGGCGGCGCAGGCGGGTATTCCGACCTATCGAAATGGCTACTGTCAGCCGAACGATTCCGTTTGTAACGCTTACCCAACTACGCCGGGGACGGGCTCGAATGTCGCCAATTTTTGGCTCACCCGCGGGAACTTCGACATTCTTCCTGGCACGCTGGATCAGGCCGCGCAGTTCATGTGGTATCTGCATTATTACAACGGACACTGTGGATTGACGTCCGGATGCGCCAGCGATGATAGGAACGTTTCATCGGTGCGCCTGTTCTTCGCTCCGACGATCAATATCCCCGGCAACCCGATCGAGATGTATTACACGGAAACCGGATCGCAAGCCTATGTTGGTTTGGACGGAAAGACCCGCTATAAGAGCTACGTCACGACAGCCAAAGCACGAGCGTTTCAGTATCGGAGCGATATCGTGCCGTCGCTTGTAGCCGAAGACGTGTCGAAGCTTTGGCCGAAACTTCCGCCCAATGTTGCGTCGATTCCATTGCCGTCGTCGACGCTTACCAAGCTCGTGGATGAGACGTGGAAACGTGCAGCAACCGACCCGGATTACAAGGGGTTACCTTACGAGCCGGTTTACGATGGGCTAGTGAAGCCGTGGGTAGATGAGAACCCGAAGCAGGTGCCTACGTTGGGCGATTTGTTTACGGCACCTGCGCATCCGGGCAAACAGGTTGTCATCGATCCGAATGTTCAGCCGGATCCGAACGCAAATCCGAACCCCAATCCGGGCACGAATCCGGGAACCAACCCGGGGACCAATCCGGGGACCAATCCGGGGACCAATCCGGGAACCAACCCGGGCACGAACCCGGGGACTAATCCGGGGACTAATCCGGGAACCAACCCGAGTACGAACCCGGGAACCGACCCGAGCACGAATCCGGGAACCAATCCGGGTACGAATCCCGGGACCAATCCCGGGACCGATCCCGGAACGAATCCCGATCCGAAGCCAGACCCGAAGTTTTGCGCGCTGTATCCGGACGCGTCCGCTTGCGCACCGCTTGGTAGTGCGAACGATGTCGACGTGAGACGTGAATCGAAGAGCGTCTCGTTGGCACCAATTTCGATCGGCTTGACCAATGGCGTCTGTCCGCACCCGTATGAGGTTGAGGTATTCGGTGCGCCACTCAGGTTCGACTATGCCCCAATTTGTGAGCTGGCGGTGAAGCTCCGGCCGCTCGTGCTCTTGCTTGGGGCACTGTTGGCGGGGCTTATTTTCGTTACGGGGCTGACTGTATGAGTTGGGCGAGCCTGCTTGTATCGCTGGTTGGTCCGATCGTAACGCGCGTATTGGTCGCGCTCGGTATCGGCTTTGTGACCGTTGCGGGGATCGATGCGGCGCTGAATCAAGTGATTCAGTGGATGACAGCGAGTGCGGGCGGGATTCCTACGGACATAGCGAACGTGTTGGCGCTAGGCGGCGTCGGCGACGCTATCGCGTATGTGCTCGGCGGTATATCCGCACGCGTGTCGTTCTACATGCTCACATCTACGACAAGAATGGTGTTCAGCAAATGATCACGCTGATTACAGGGGTTCCGGGGAGCGGTAAGACGCTGCATGCGGTTTGGTTGCTGACGAAAATTGCGAAGGGGCGTCGCGTGCTGGTCGACGGTATTCGAGATCTGGCAATCGAGCACGTCGAGATTGACGAACCTTGGTTGCGTCAGTGGCACGAAAAGGCGGAAGCGCAAGATTTGATCGTGATCGATGAGGCGCAACGCATCTATCCGCCGACGACGGTAAGCCAAAAGCCGACGCCGGATGTGGAGCAACTGCATGTGCACCGTCACAAGGGCGTTGACTTCATCCTTATCACGCAACATCCGCAGAGAATCAGTAAGACGGTGCGCGATCTGGTCGGGCGGCATATCCACGTGCGTAACCTGTTTGGGCTTAAACGCGCGATGCTCTACGAGTGGGATCATTGCCACAACCCGAGTAGCTTGAAAGACGCGGTGAAACGGCAATGGCCTTATCCGCGAGAGGTGTTCAAGCTCTATACGAGCGCCGAAGTCCACACAAAAAAGCAAGCGGTCGTTCCCAAGGCGCTGTTCCTGCTCCCCATTGGAATCGTGGTGTTCGTGGTGCTGGCCGTGAAGATCTATCACAAGGCACGGGACGGATTCGGGGCAGAACCGGTGCGGCACGTCGAGTCCGCGGCGGTTGCCTCCCATGCAGTGGTTGCGCGCCCTATCGACACGGCTAAATCATCGGAGTGGCGGGTCGCCGGTCGTTACTCGGTCGACGGTGTAGGTTATGTCGCGTTGGTCGCGATGGATGGCCGGTTGCGCGCTGTACCGGTGCGCGGATTTAGTGGGCAGGGGGCGCGTCTGACGGGTGAAGTTGACGGTAAGACGGTAGCGGGGTGGACGGGCGTGCAGACTGTAAAGACAGAACAATACGGGGGCGCGAAATGAGGCGGTATTGTGGGTTGATCGTGGCGTTGATGCTGTCCAGCGGTTGTCGAATTGCGGCCGGTGCGGTGCCGCCGCTGCCGACCTTGCCAGTCGATGCGACGATTGGCACGTCGCCTGCGATTCAGATTCCCGCGGCGCCAGTGTCGACCCCGTTAAAGCATGTGCCGGGCACGGCATTCGATCTGCGGTTCGTGACGGTCGCTCAGGTTGTCGATTTGATCTATCAGGATGCAATGCATACGCCATACGTACTCGGGCCAGACGTGCTTGCTGACAATCGCCTCGTATCGTTTCGTCTCGATGACGCAGTGCGCGATGTACGTGCCGTCATGGTCGATTTTCTCGATTCGCTCGGCTTCCGCGTGATGACCAAGAACGGCGTCGATTACGTCGCGAGAAAGGCTGCTGACAGTCGGGCGCGAGTCGATCAAGAGGTGTTCGTCTACCGGCCGCGCTACCGGAGCGCCGAATCGCTGCGCAGTCTGGTCGAGCCGGTGATCGGCACGCGGTCAATGATTCCGATGTCCGCGATTGCTGCTACGCCATCCGCTGTGACAAGTCCCGTTCAGGTTCCGGGCGCGCCGATCAGTACTGCGAGCGATGTTGCAGTTGCGCCGGCTGCTGCGGGTGTGCAGGCGCGCGGTAACGAGCTGGTGATCGTCGGTTCGCATGACGAAGTCGCGATGCTTCGGAAGCTGGTGCCCGATCTCGATACCGCGCCGGGTGAGGTCGTCGTGCGCGGATGGGTGTATGAGGTGGCCAATACCGATTCGGCTAACTCGGCGTGGAGCATCGCGGTTCGGCTGTTGAGCGGACAGCTCAGGCTTTCGAGCGGAGACACGTCGTCTGATGCAAGCGCGATGAGATTCACGGGGCCGGGCGTCGACGCGGCGATATCCGCGCTGAACGCCGATTCGCGATTCAAGGTCGTCAGCTCGCCGCACGTGCGGATCGTCTCGGGCGAACGCGTGCGGCTGAATGTTGGGCAACAGGTGCCGACGCAATCGAGCGTCAGCTATCAAGGGTCGAGCGGCACGCCAGTTCAGTCGATCACGTATCAGGATGCCGGCTTGATTTTCGACGTGGAACCGACCGTCATGCGCGATGTGATCGAGCTGAAGGTGCGTGAGGAGATTTCCGATTTCGTCGCGACGAAAACCGGCGTCGACACGTCGCCGACGAAAAACACGCGTCAGTTACAAACGGTCACGCGTTTGAAGGATGGCGAACTGGTGGTGCTCGGCGGGTTGATCCAGGATCGCGACGCGAGGGCGCGCAGTGGGTATTCGTGGCTGCCGAGCTTTTTCGATGGTCGATCCAGCTCGAGGCAGCGAACGGAGGTCTTGTTGGTGCTACAGGTGCAGCGGATTTGATCGGGCTCGACGCTCAGAGGTAATCGAGGATGACCGATACGACAAGGTACGAAAGGACGCCGGCGCCCACAGCTATTGCCGTGATTTTGATCCGCGTAAGCGAGTGTGTAGTGGGCGGAACCTTGGTGCGCGGCGGAACTGGTGAAGCGCTTGCGGCGGTCGTGTTCTGTGGCGTATGGCCCTGCTCTAACAGGTGCTCTTTCTTCTTGTATTCCTCGCGATACCAGTCGCGATCGTAGATGCTCATTGTTTGGTCTCTCGGTTGTTTTAGTGATCGAGATTGTAAGTCAGTGTGGCACGGCGGCGGCGTCCAGCGTCGGGAGTGTCCGGCTGTGATCGAAGCGAGGTAGAGCGGCGGCGTCGCTGCGGAGTTCGGGCCGTTGTCGCGCGGCTCAGCGCGGCCCGCCGGACCGAGTAGCGGGTGCTCGCGACGTCGGTGAACGGAGGCAGTGCGGCAGGTTCGCCCATCTCTTTGCAAGCTCGCCGCGGCGCGTGCGTTGCCGGGGCGTGGAGCGGAGGCGAGGGCGGTTCGGAAGCAAGGGAGCGGGGATTTAGCTGCGTGCGGCTCGCCCAGCGCAGCAGAGCGCGCCGGGCGGGCCGCGCGCAGCGCGGCCCCTAAACTTGTATCAGGGACACTTAACGGATACGACACGCTGACAAGCGCATCGAGCCAGGACAGAAAGACGGTTCAGAAAAAGGAAAGCCCCGGTCGCGGGAACGATCGGGGCTTTGTGAAGCAGTGCACTACAAGGACGAGTTGCAATGCACGACGCAAGTATAGGCGATTACTCGCCGTTTCGTAGGGAGTGGGTTGTCCGTGGTCGGAACTTCGGCGACGGGCAGGTCGAGGTGACGGCGACACGTTTCGATCGGTACATGGGCGCTCAATCGATGTGGGCCGTGCCAAAGGCAAAGCGTGGCGAGTCGGAGAACAGCGAAGCGAACCTGATGGACGCGGCGAAGCGTGCTAAGCAGCAGGTGCGGTTGCGTTGCAAGGCGATTGGAGCGGATCGAATGATCACGTTGACGTATCGGGAGAACATGCTCGACAAGGCGCGGCTTAAGCGCGATTTCGACAAGCTGCGGCGGCGTCTCGGCGCGCTGGGAAGCTTCCAGTATGTCGCCGTCGCGGAGCGGCAGAAGCGCGGCGCGTGGCATTTGCATGTGGCGGTGAAGGGCCGGCAGAACTATCGCGTTCTGCGCTCGATCTGGCAAAGCATCGTCGGCATCGGAAACGGACAGATCAACGTGCGCAACCCGTTCAAGGAAAAGGGCTTGCGGCACAAGCTCGCGTCGTATCTCGCGAAGTACATCACGAAGGATTTCGCCGAGCACGCGCTCAACGAAAAGCGCTACTGGACGAGCCGCGGCATTGTCGTTCCGGAGGTTATGCCGATCAGTCACATTCTCTCGAACGACCCTGCGGAGGCGTTGAAAACTGCGTTCGAAGCCGCGTTGAGCGCCGGTGCGACGTTGGATCGCTGTCAGGCGTTCTGGCGGCAGGAGTTGGGAGTGTTTTGGTTATCGACGCGCGAAAACTAGGCGTGAAAGACATCAAATCTAGGCTGATTCGGACATCGTACTAAAGAGCTGAACGGTTCAACCGATATCCGCTGGATCAATGACGCAGAGGCGTTTGGAATGGTCTTTGAGGAAGTAATCGGAATCTACATGTCGGAAAAGAAGCACCGTAGCAAGGAGCGGGATCAATACTCCTTGCAGCGACTACAACCGCATTTCAGCGGCCGCGATTTGCGGGAATTGAAGCGAGGCGACGTTCGACGGTACGTGTCCGCTCGGCTCGCGGATGGCGTCTGTGAGTCAACGGTGAAGCGTGAGCTCAGGCTGTTGTCCGCGGCTATCAATTTTGTGCGGACCGAGCACGACTACCCGGAACTGGCAAACCCAGTGCAGAGCCTCGGTCTTGATGGTGGCGAATCGCGAGTTCGCTGGATATCTCGAAGCGAGGCGACGGCGTTGATTCTCGCGGCCGGGGCGGCCGCACGACAGCCGCATCTTCGAAACTTCGTGCGACTCGCCTTGAGCACGGGGTGTAGGAAAAACGAACTGCTCGCGCTCGAGTGGCACCGGGTCGATTTCGAGCGTTCACATTTTCGACTTGAGTGTGAGCACACGAAGAACGGCAAGCGTCGGTTGGTGCCGCTGAATAGTGGCGCACTATCGGCGCTCAGAGATCAGCGCGATTGGGTGACGCGGAATTGCGCCGGCTCGGATTGGGTGTTTGCCTCCCATTCGGGGCGACGGGTCGGCAGTCTGCAAAAGGGGTTTGTCGCGGCATGCGCTCGCGCCGGAATCGAAAACTTTCGCATCCACGATCTGCGCCACACATTTGCCTCGTGGCTTGTAATGGAGGGTGTGTCGTTATACGTCGTCAAGGATCTGTTGGGCCACTCGTCCATCACTGTCACCGAACGCTACGCGCATCTGTCACCCGATCACGGTCGCGCGGCTGTGCAGAAACTCCTACCGCTCTAAGACGGCGGAACGATTTGCAACGATATAGCAAATTTGCTAACATGAAACAACAATGGACGGTTGTCTACTACAACGAGCGCGTTAAGCGGGGCGTCTTCGCCTTGCCGGCTGGGATACTGGCGGACTATCTTCGACTGCTCGATCTGATGCAGGAGTTCGGCGCGGATCTGCGTATGCCGCATTCAAGAGCAATGGGGGACGGATTGTTTGAGCTACGGCCGAAGGGCAGGGAAGGTATCGGGCGCGTCCTCTATTGCACACACGTCGGACGACACATTGTTGTGCTGCATTCGTTCGTGAAAAAAACGCAAGAGACGCCGAAGAATGAGCTGCGGATCGCTAGGACCCGTTTGAGCGAGGTGCGTAATGGCTAAGGTCGCAACGAAGCACGTTCGTGCTGATGGATTTAACCCGGTTCCGCATACGACGGATGATACGAAGCGTCTGCTGGCGGAGCGTGGTGTCAAAGAGGCCTATGACGCATTAGACGACGAATACAGCGCCTTGCGCGCGATTTTGGCTGCCCGACAAGCGGCTGGCTTAACACAAGCCCAAGTGGCTGAGCGTATGGGTACAACCGCATCCGCGGTGTCTCGGCTTGAGGCATCATTGACGAGCGAAAAGCACTCTCCCTCCTTCGCGACGTTGCGTAAATATGCGGCTGCGTGCGGTAAGAGACTTGTAATCACATTTGCTTGATGAATCGCGAAGTCTGGTTTTGAGGTCGGTCGCAAGGTGAGGGCGGCAGTATTGACTCGCCCAAGATAGAGGTATGTACCTATATAACGATGGTGATCATCGTATAAAGTGGAATTGCAAAATCTAAACTGCTGCCACAAGCGTGCCATGAACAAGAAATCAAAATCAGCGAGGCGTAAGTCGGGAGATTTGGGTGCGGTAGATAGTGACTTGTCGTGGTCGGCATCAACTGCCCCGGCTGAGGGCATCGAGTTGGTATTTGGCTTGGTTGGACCTACTGGTGTAGATCTAACAATAGTTTGTGATGCTCTCCAGGCTCACCTTACGAGTGTAAGGTATGAGCCGTTTGTGGTGAATTTGAGTAAGTTGATACCGAGAATTGCTAAGCCGAATAAATTCGATCCGGCTAATGAATATGATCGAATCAAGTCACTCATGAAGATGGGGACGAAGTTACGGGAAGATACCGGGCAGGCTGATATTGTTGCGAGATTGGGAATTGCGGAAATTCGGGCATTGCGGGAGGTGCGGAACAATAATCCGCTAAAACCAATTCCAAGGGCTGCATATATTGTTCGATCCTTTAAGCGGCCCGAAGAGGTCGAATTGTATAGAACAATTTACGGAAAGGCTTTCACGTTGATCTCGGTTTATTCTCCACGAGATGCTCGTGTGAAGCACATACGCAGAAAATTTTCGCAAATTGCTGGCGTGAGTAGAACTGCTGATGAATTGGCTGCAGAGTTAATTAATCGAGATTATGCGGAAGAGGGTGGTAAAAAATATGGGCAAAGCGTAAGTGAGACCTTTCCTTTGGCTGATTATTTTCTGACAACTGACTCGAAGATGGTTGTGGAAGAAAATATCAGGAGATTAATATACTTGATTTTTGGTGACCCTTATATTTCACCGACCCGCGACGAGCAGGGTATGTTTTTTGCGCAAGCCTCTGCGCTGCGATCATTAGACCTGTCCCGTCAAGTTGGGGCTGCTATTATTTCAAGGGACGGGGATCTGTTATCTACTGGCTGCAATGAGGTACCCAAGTACGGTGGGGGGCTTTACTGGGGGGAGGATGCAAACCGAAAGCGAGACGTAGAGCTCGGGCACGATACCAATGTCGCAATTAAGCGCGAGATTGTCGAAGATACATTCTCACACCTCCGCAAAGCGGGTTGGTTGTCTGAGAAGGCTAAGAAAAAAAACAACTCGCTTCTTGCGGATGAAAGTCTGTTTGTTGAGAAAGCATTTTTGCGAGGATCGAAGTTATTTGATGTTATTGAATTTGGTCGCGCTGTTCATGCCGAGATGGCCGCGATTACTCAGGCAGCTAGAAACGGAATATCTTTGTCCGGAAATAGATTGTTCTGCACGACATTTCCATGTCATATATGTGCGCGCCATATTGTTTCGAGCGGATTGTCGGAAGTTGTTTTCATCGAGCCTTACGAGAAAAGTCGGACAAAAGATTTGTACGATGATTCAATCGCCGTCGAGCCATCTGAGCCATCGTCAACCAAGTCCAACTTTCGCGCTTTCGTGGGCGTTGCTCCTCGGCGTTATATGACGTGGTTTAAAATGGCGTCAGATCGAAAGGATAAAATGGGGAGTACGCTTAATCCGAGTAATTTTGCAAAAAGACCACGTGTGAAAAGATATGTTTTGACTTATCTGGCCCTTGAGGATATAATAATTAAGGAAACCATTATGCCCGCGTTGTAA